CACCACACGCTGCTCCAGACGCCAGCCCTCAGCGGCAGCGACGGCAGCAAGGGCCTTGTCGATCCAGTAGGACGAGGTAAAGATCGCGTCGTCGTTCATAGCGCCGGTGCTGTCGGTAATGCGCAGCCACACAGCGCTGAGCGCGGCGCGGGGCATATCTACGAGACGGCGAAGGAACGGGTTGCCAAGGCGGCGGTTCAGCGATGCGCGCTGCGAGGTCGAAGGCTCAGCGGTTGCACCACCATCATACGGGAGCGACTGAACAAGAACAGGGTTAGGCATAGATTAGTAGCTCCAGAGAGGGGTCTTAGACCACAGAGGGGTACGTGCCCAGAAGGCACCGGAAGGCGTAGGCGGGATCACAACGGGGCTGCCATCGACAGCAGCGGAGCAGGCAGCGAAGAACGCTACAAGCGTGGCTGCACCGGGGTGCTTACCGTTAGGATACTTGGGTGCGATGCGCTGTAGCTCGCTAATGTAGTTAGCGGCCATTCGACGCAGTTCCATTCCACGAGCGGTGCCGGGGCTAGGAAGGTCAACGTCGCGCATTAGACCATAGTCGCCGCAGCCGCCGAGCAGGCGTCAAAGAAAGCCTTGAGCTTTGGAGCGTCAGGGTGCTTTCCGGTCGGGTACTTCGGTGCGATCATTTCAAGCTGGCTAATCGAGTTAGCCGCGATCCTGCGAAGGTGCATTGATTTGCTGCCAGGGCCGGGGCTAGGCAGGGTTGCTTCTTTCATAGAGAACTCCTGTTAAAGCAGCCCGCCACTCGCGGTTTGCTGCCAAGTTGTGCCGTCGAACTCGAAGTCCGCCCAGCCGTTAAGTGAAAGACCTACTCCGTTAATGAGCAGGCCAAACAGCCCCGTAGCCTTGCGGGTTACGCGCTGCCGATATCCGATGTAAGGAACGGCGAAGCCTGATCCTACACCAAGAGTGAGGTTGCGTGCCGCCGTCAAAGCGCCTGTGACTAGAACCGTTGTTCCGGACACGAAAGGCTGTAATGTCATATCTACAGCAGGTGCTACCATAGACCCGACAACAAGAGGCCGGATGGGCTTCCAGCGGCCACCCTCGCTTACCATACGACCACCGGGAACTGCGAGGCTGGACCAGAGATCAGACACCCAGATAGTGCGCCGAGACAGCGTGGCTGGGTCTGGGAGCGTGGCTAAGGTATAGGTGCCAACGTCACCTAGGCCAAGCGATCCCAAGAGGTCGGTAACGTCCTTCTGTGACAGACCGGGAGTGGCCTGCGCTTGGTTCATCAGTACGTCTCCATGAAGCTGATAGCCTGCGTGCCTGTAGCCGCAACACCGTAGATCGCTGCCGAAGTCGGGATCGTAATGGTCGCGCCTTTGACACCCGGCAGCAGATGCCCAGACGTAGCACTAACCCCAGAAGGGCCTAGGAATACGTCTGTGGTGCCTAGGTTCTCGATAGTCACTGAGTTGCGCCCACTTCTCGCAGGGACTAGGACAGCCGCGTTAGCGCCTGCACTAGCTTGCCCGGTATTGAAGTTAGGCGAGCCAGCGCCTCCCGAGGTTGTGACTGGAAACGGATTATTAGCCGAAGCTGTAGTCCGCTGCCCGTTAGCATTAGTAAATTCCATCTTACCTCCGTAGGTACTTGTCTAGCACTGAGCGTGCGCGAGGACGTGGGGTTGCATTGCGATGTCTCTGCATAACATCAGCCGTTCTAGCTTTCCATTCTGCTTCTCGCTGCGCCTTAAGCTGAGCTTCCTGATTGATCGCTAGATACTTGGCCCAATAGCGGCAGGCACCCTCTAGGGCGTCGGCACGGTCATCATGGATCAAGGCATCCCGCTCTCGGGTCATCTTGCTAAGCTGGTGGAACAAAGAGTACAGAACGCGCTTGCTGGCTTCGTACTTGGCAGTCTGTGCTTGGTCGTCCTCTACGATAGTCTCGTTTAGGATAAGCGAGCCGCGTGCAATGATAGGCTCCAACGTCTCTACAATGCGCAACTCCTTCTGCCCGGTGACGAAATCTTCATCAACCTTGCAGGGGTGCTTTGCTCGCAGTACCGGAAGCCAGACCACAGTGAAAGCACCGTAGCCCATGTTCTTCTCGACAATAACCTCGTTGACCTGCCAGTCTGCGGCAATGTCAGCAAGGCGCTCCATCTGCTCCATGCCGTAGCCACCGGGTACACCGCCAGCCGCAAGGATATAAATGTTGCCGTTGAGGAAGCCGGTGACAGCATACGCCGTCTCGTCTCCGTTCTTGCCGCCGCCCGCAGGATCGACATACATGATCTTGCCTTGCAGGGCTTGCCGTTCTTCTGACACAGGGCCAGCGACACCCAGCTTGTACGGGACAGCGTGGATGCTAATGTCTTTAAGCCCTAGGCCGATGCCTCGGGTGACAGTTAGCGGGTACACGTCCTGCCCATTCGGCTTGGCCTTGCGGCCCAGGTTCATGCAGATAATATCCTCTAGCTTAAGCGGGAACCGCCCAGCATCGGCCAAGGCCGTGTTGAGCATGTGCTGTAGCTGGAAGTAGGACGGACCCTGATCCCGCTCCTTGGTCTGCAGGGTTTCCTCGTCCAAGTAGGTAGGGTCGGTGGGCTGTCCTTGATCGCCCAGAAGCCCGCCGCCGATCATCAGCGAAGGGTTACGTTCCAGACGCGAGCGCACGTAAGGCGCGAGCATATCAGAGTAGTTCTCAATCTGCTCAAAGGTCGGATAGCGACCCGGCCAGATGCGAACGGTGAAGCCGCGCGAAGGCAGCGTGTTGTAAATGCTCTCGATGCTTTGCGGCGTACCCAGATAGAGGATGCGCCCGGTAGAGTTGATCGAGGTAAAGTCGCGGGTCAGGTCGAGCAGAAGCTCTCGCATCGTCGCGGTGCGGCTGTTCTTCTGGCTCTCGATATCGTCAGGGATAAGGAGGTCAGCGCGCTTACCCTGCAAGTTGCCGGTGATACCGATGCAGGAAACGCTAGGGGACTTGTCGATGCCCTTAAGGCTGTAGTGCAGGTCGAATGCCTCCACAGAGGTCCGGTCGCCTGCCGCCTTGTCTGGGCGCATACACTCTAGCTCGTCCATGCTCAGGATGATGCGGACGATAAGGGTGCTGATTTCGTTGGCCTGCGTGCCGCCTGCTGACAGGATCAGTACGCGATGGTGCGGGTTGTGGATAAGATCGTACACCGCGAAGATCGCAGCGATAGTCGTCTTGGCCTGCCCGCGCTGGGCCTGCACCATAAGGTACTGAGGCCCATACGCCATGAAGCTACCAATGTCGTGCTGCAAGGGGCTGGTATCAAATCCCAGCAAGTCCATGCAGTCGTCGAGGAAGGGAGAGAACGAAGCGTACTCCTGCTGGAGTAGCTCTAGCTTGCGCCACCTGAGCTTGGCTTCGTCCTCTGTTTCCTTAGCGGCCATTTACCATGAACTCCGCATCCTTGCGCGCCTCGTCGAAGTCGATGACCTTAGCGGAGCGACGCTTACGCCGTTCTTCCATCTTGGCCTCCAACTCACCCAAGGCGTTGCCCTGATCGCGCACGCAAGTAATCTCGTTGTCCTTGAGAAACTTGGTGGCAGCAGCGATGACCGCCGCAGACGCGGGGATGCGTTTTGCTTCCATAACCTCCCCAGTCTCGGGGTCTTCGTAACCGGGGAGTTCCTCACCATCCAAAGCCTCAATGAGAACTTCGGTAACTTTAAGATGAAGCTCGCCCAGCCTTTTCTCTGTAGCTGCCACTTTATTCCTTTCTTACAAGAAGCCGAGGATACAAACTCCTCGATCTGACGCTTGCCCATTATCCCCGGCGTTGGTCTTATAGCCGGGGGAGGTCTGCTTTTTGCCGTTAATCAGCACGGTTGCTGCACTGCAAGAGGCACTGTCAACGAGGGTCGCATCAATCACTACGTTGGAATGCGGCGTTCCGATAAGCTCTATGCCCACCGCCCAAGAGCCAGCCACTCCAGCCATAGCTGGCGCAAGATGAAGCTGATTGGAGCCTGTTCCTACACGTAAAGCTGAGCGGCTGCTCGCACCCAAGGGACCATTCTCGATGTTAGCGTAGATGCGTGACCTATTGCAGCTTCCTTCCATAGTGATGGGATAGCCGAAACCGTTGATAAGAACGGTGTCTGCCAGTACCGTGTTGGGCTGGGTAGAGATTACCAC